TCCTTTAAGTCACGCTTACGAAACTAAACTTGGCGTATAAGGAGCAATAGGAAATGGCTATTTCACGCGCACAAATGCTCAAGGAGCTACTCCCCGGCCTTAACGCCTTGTTTGGTCTTGAGTATGAGAAGTATGAAGACGAACACACTCTCATCTATGACACAGAGAGTTCTGATCGTTCTTTTGAAGAAGAAGTAAAACTTAGCGGCTTTGGTGCTGCCCCTGTTAAGCAAGAAGGTTCTGCTATCAACTATGATGCAGCACAAGAAAGCTTCACAGCACGGTACAACCATGAAACGATTGCTATGGGATTTGCTATAACTGAAGAGGCTATGGAAGATAATCTTTATGATTCTCTTTCTGCTCGTTATACAAAATCTTTAGCACGGGCAATGGCTTACACCAAGCAAGTTAAGTCGGTTAATCCGCTTAATAACGGTTTCACCAATGCATTCCAATCGGGTGATGGTGTTAACTTGTTTACAGCAAGTGGTGATGGTGTAGCTGGAGGCGGTGGTCACCCACTAGTTTCAGGTGGCACTAACGCTAACCGTCCTGCAACAGCAGCAGACCTTAATGAAACTTCATTGGAAAATGCAATTATTGATATTGCTGCTTTCACTGATGAGCGTGGTCTTTTGATCGCGGCTCGACCTAAGCGTCTGGTTGTTCCACCCGCATTGATGTTTACAGCAGATAGATTGCTAGAGACCACTCAGCGAGTAGGTACAGCGGATAATGACATTAACTCCATACGCAATATGGGTGCTATCCCAGACGGCTATGCTGTTAACCATTACCTGACTGATAGTAATGCGTTCTTTATCATGACTGATATTCCGAACGGCATGAAGCATTTTGAGCGTACTGCGCTTGAGACTTCAATGGATGGTGACTTCGATACTGGAAACGTGCGCTACAAAGCGCGAGAGCGTTACAGCTTCGGCGTATCTGACCCACTGGGAATCTACGGATCTCCCGGCTCTTCATAGAGCAACCTACAGCCTCCGGTGAAAGCCGGGGGTTGTTTTTTATTCCCTGACTGATGTTTCACATGGAACATTAGACATTAGCCACGACAGGAGAACTTAAATGGCGAATACAACTTTTAACGGCCCAGTCCGTTCCGAAAACGGTTTTGAAACCGTATCTAAAAATGCAGCTACTGGTGCTATTACTATTACTAGCGGCAGCAAAATGGCTACTGAAGCCGCAGCCGCAGCCGGTATAGAAGGCACGGCAGAGGTTTACATTACTCAGGTTGAGCGTTTTAAGAGCGATACTTCTACCAATGTAAATCTTGTAAAAACAACAATCATGCTTGACCTTACTGGCCTTGCATCTACTGCTGCCGGGGACATTATTGGTAAGGCGGATTCCGGGGTGGCTTACTTAGGTAGAGTTACTACGGCAAATACTGGTGTTGTTTTTGGCGTAACTATGGAGTGTTTTGAAGCTCCCGCTGGTGGTGATCCAGACATCGACCTTTACTCAGCTACCGAAGCAACGGGTGTAGAAAACGGTGCTATTTCCGACCTGACTGAAACCTTGATTATCAATGGTGGCGATGCTGCTGTAGGTACAAGAACAGTAGGCGGTACTATCGTTGCTGATCAGTATCTTTACTTGGTTGCTGGTGCAACAACTAACGCTGATTACACTGCTGGAAGATTGATTATCACAATACTAGGCTATGACGTAGCGTCATAAGGGGTGATATATGGCTGATGCAGTAGCTACTCAAACCATTCAGGACGGAGCAAAAACCGCTATATTTAGGTTTACCAACGTCAGTGATGGTACAGGCGAAAGCGCAGTAACCAAAATAGATGTTTCTGGGTTATCCAGTGACCCTATGACGGGGGCGGCTTGTTCTGGTGTTACAATCAGGCAAATCTATTACTCAACTATTGGCATGGGCGTGAAGATATTATTTGACGCGACTACTGATGTTTTGGCTTGGCAGCTTAATGCTGACTGGTCAGACACTTTAGATTTTACTGACTTTACCGGGATTCCAAATAATTCTGGTAGCGGTAAAACAGGCGATATTAATTTTACAACAGTCGCTCATTCTAATGGGGATGTGTATAACATCGTTATGCAGGTCTCAAAGAGTTACGGCTAATGGCTGCCAAGAAAGCTAAAGCAAAGCCAAAAGCTAAGTCTAGAGTTAATGAGGCTGGTAATTACACAAAGCCGACTTTGAGGAAACGCCTTTTCAGTCAGATTAAGTCTGGCTCTAAAGGCGGCTCCAAAGGTCAGTGGAGTGCTAGAAAAGCTCAAATGCTTGCGGCTGCCTATAAAAAGGCGGGTGGCGGGTATAGAGACTAATGGCTCTCAAGAAGTCCCAGAAAAGCCTTAAAAAGTGGACTAAGCAAAAATGGCGTACCAAGTCTGGTAAACCGTCAACACAAGGATCTAAAGCAACCGGAGAGAGGTATCTTCCTGCGAAGGCAATTAAGTCTTTGTCTGCTAAGGAGTATGCTGCTACTACCCGAAAGAAAAGAAAAGATACAAAAAAGGGCAAGCAGCACTCTTCTCAACCAAAAAAAGTTGCTAAGAAAACAGCGAGGCATAGATAATGGCTAACAGTAAGCCTGCAAAAGGGAAGGCGAAAGTTAAAGTAACATCTTCTGGCAGGAAGGTTAGCTATGGTCAGGCTGGAAAAGCTAAAGGTGGCGGTGCTAGAGTTAAGCCCGGAACATCTAAAGGGGATAGTTATTGCGCCAGATCTTTAGGCATTAAAAAAAGACTGCCAAAGAAAAAGCAGAATGACCCCAATACGCCAAACAATTTATCTAGGAAGCGATGGAAATGTTCCGGTGCTAAGTCTAGAAGGAAATAGAAATGGCAACTAGCGGAACATACGCATTTACTCTTGACTTGGCAGACGCAATGGAAGAAGCGTTTGAAAAAGCAGGCAGAGAGTTAAGAAGCGGGTACGATTACAGAACGGCTAGAAGAAGCCTTAACTTGTTAATGCTGGAATGGCAAAACCGTGGCCTTAACCTGTGGACTGTTAGAGACACAACTCAGGCATTAACTCCCGGAACAACATCCTATGATTTGCCTGCCTATGTGCTAGATGTTGTTGAAGGCTTTATCAGAACTAATGCAGGGAACGTATCAAGTCAATTTGATCAGTCAATGACAAGAGTGTCAGTAAGCGATTACTCACAACTGTCAAACAAGTTAACTCAAAGCAAGCCTCTCCAATATTACATAGAAAGCAAGCCTACAGGTGTTACTCTCCATGTCTGGCCTTCTCCAGACTCTCAAGCCACTTACACTTTTGGCTACTACTACATGGAAAGAATAGAAGACACAGGAAGTCCTGCATCTAACAATATGGACGTTCCAGCAAGATTCTTGCCTTGCTTGGTGTCTGGATTAGCTTATCAACTAAGCACCAAGTTTCCTGATGCAGCAGGTAGGTCTCAGTTTTTAAAAGCGGAGTACGAGGAGCAGTTTTCTTTGGCGGCTGATAGTGACAGGGATAAAGCTTCCCTGTACATATCTCCGGGCGGGTATAGGTTTTGAGTAATTTTGCAAGCGGGAAAAACTCTTTTGGCTTTTGCGACCTTACAGGGTTTCGCTACAAAACAAGGGATCTTGTACCGGAAATTGTAAATCAAAGACCTACTGGTTTTTTGGTTGGAAGAGATGTTGTAGACAAAGACCAGCCACAACTTCAGTTAGGCAAAGTTAAGGTTGACGATCCTAAAGCGATTAGAAATCCTCGTCCAGACAGAAGCCTAGAAGAAAGCAGAGAGTTATTTGCTTTTAATCCGGTGGGCGGTGGTGTTACAGAGTTTGGTAGTGTAACGGTAGGATTGGATATTGAGTCTCAATCAGGAACAGTAACGGTGGTGACTACCTAATGGCTTGGACATTCACAACTCTAAAAAGCGCAATACAAGATTATCTAGAAACTACTGAAACAACTTTTGTTAGTAATCTTCCTGTAATTATTACTCAGGCAGAGGATAGGATATTAAAGTCTGCCCAGCTTCCTGATTTTAGAAGAAACTCTACAGGTACGATGACGGTGGGTACAAAGTATCTAAACTGTCCTTCAGACTTTCTAGCCCCGTACTCTTTGGCTATAGACGATAGCGGCTATGAATTCTTGTTGTTTAAAGATGTTAACTTTATTAGAGAGGCTTACCCTGACGCATCAGTTACAGGAAGCCCTAAGTATTACGGACTGTTTAGCGCGGAAACATTTATTGTAGCTCCGACCCCGGATACTGCTTTCACGGCAGAGCTTCATTACTTTTATAAGCCGCCGTCAATTACAACATCAGCCACAGGCACAAGCTGGCTTGGGACTAATGCAGAGAGTACCCTTCTCTATGGTTGCTTAGTGGAGGCTTACACCTTCCTCAAAGGCGAACCTGACTTGATGCAGGTTTATGCCGCAAGATATGAAGACGCTCTTTCTAAATTAAAAGTTTTAGGAGAGGGTTATGATACAACAGACAGCTATAGGTCTGGCTCAGTCCGATAAGAGAGGTTTTAATGATTGAATTTTCTGAGGCTGAAACGGGTGGTGTTAGTGTGACAGCCACAACTAACGGAGGTCTTTCAACAGACCACTGGGCTGAAAGAGCTACTAATACCATTGTTAGCGTTGGCGGTAAGAGCCACCCGTTAATTATGGAGCAAGCAAATGCGTTCAAGCAGGACGTATTTAAGGTTATAAAGTATTATATGGAAGAAGCTGTAAAAAGCGACAAAACAAGCAAGATTGCTGAACTTGAGCAGGCTGACCATGCTGATATGGCAGAAATTTTGAGGAAAATGTAATGGCTATTAGTCAAGCTGTATGCACCAGCTTTAAAAAAGAATTACTTCAAGGCGTACATAATTTTACTAGCGGTAGCGGTGGTGGAACTACGACCACTACAGGCACTGGAAATACGTTTAAAATTGCACTGTATACGAGTAGCGCATCTTTGGATGCTACAACAACCGTTTACAGCACATCTAATCAAGTCACCGGGGCTGGGTATGATGCTGGAGGAAAGTCATTAACAAACGTCACTCCTACAACTTCTAGCACCACTGCTTTGACTGACTTTGCTGACGTAACTTGGTCAAGTTCCAGCATTACGGCAAGAGGAGCGTTAATTTATAACTCTTCAACAGCAGCAGGAACAGCAAATCGAGGGATCTTGGTTTTAAATTTTGGCACTGACAAAGCATCATCAAGCGGGGATTTTACCATTACCTTCCCTACCGCTGACGCTAGTAGCGCGATTATAAGAATCGCCTAATGGCAGACACTACTGTCAATTTTGCTGGCTGGAACAGCATTACCCAAGGATGGGGAGATGCTGGATGGGGACAGGATGCTTCTTTTGTAGGAGCTACAGCCTCTGTTGGAAGCGTTACTGTATCTCTAGGGACAGGCGTTAATGTCTCTGTTTCAGGTTTGGCGGCAACTTCTGCGGTTGGAAGTGCTGCGGTTAACCAAGGTGATGGAGCTAATGTCTCTCTTACTGGGTTTGAAATAAATGCGACAGCAGGAAACACTACAGAATCAGCCGGGGGAGGTATATCGGTTGGCGTTACAGGTGGAGGAGTTACCCTTTCTTTAAGCGGAATTCTTATTTGGGGCGAGATAGATACAACCCAGCCATCACCAG